TCCGGGCTGCGTACCACCGCAGCCTTAACGCCCTCCAGGCCGCTGTGGATCCCGCGGCGACCCTGGAGGAGTTCAATACCTTAGACGCGAATGAGGCTGTCGGCTTCCTCTTCGCGCACCGCGAGTTCATCGCGGGGGGACGTAAGCCCGAGGCTTACTCCTTCTGGGTCTCCGCGGGCTCGTGGGAGCTCGTCTCCCGCGTGCTGCGGAGACATGCCGACAAACTTACGGGGGCTGGGTCCCCGGTCGCCTTCCCTGAGGGCGTCCACCCGGCCATCATCATCGCGAGGTGGCTCGTTGCGGGCGTGATCACGCCCGCCGAGTTCGCCGATACTCTGAGGGAGATCCAGGCCCTCACGCGTCCCGGGCTGTCCGCCCAACACCGGGAGGCGATCAAACAGCTCGAAGACGAGCGGGCGAAGCTGCGCGAGCAGCGGCGCTCCTTACGGGCACTCGCCGATTCTGTCCGCGACGCTGTGGACAGGCTCCTGGGCGAAGTCCAGGAGATTGAGGCAAAACTTCTTGCGGCGGAGAAACCTATCGCCGAACTCGCCCAGGCGCTGTCTGGGGAGTTGAATGCCGACGAGCTGTACCAGGCTCGGCTTGAGTACAGCCGTCGGGCAGCGGAGGCCAAGAACGCTGGGCGAGCAATCGTCTCGTTCGAGGTCTTCGTCGCCAACCTGCGCGCACAGCGCGCAAGGGCCAACCTGCAAGCGGTTGGTTCCTTTCTTGGCAGCGCGCGCGAACGGTTCAGCGCCGCCCGCGCTCGCGTGCCAAACTTCGGCCCGCACCGCCGCAAGCTCGAAGCGCTTGCGGAGGTTGCTGGCCGGGCGACCGAGACGTTCGTCGCCACTTCTAGAAGAAGTGCGGCGGATGCGGGAGCGGCTGCAGAGGATACTGCAGCCGGACTTGATTTTGACGCAGCCCTCGCCGCGCCCGAGTCGCAGGAGCTCGGGCCCGAGGGAGATGCATAAGCTCCTGCTCGAGAAGGGCTTGGGGCTTTCGCTTAGTCAGAAAGAGCGCGCGAGATTCTCCGCGCTCCATGACAAGATGTTACGCGACGCCTTCGATGGCTTTAAGTACCTTAAGGTCGTCGGGAGGTGGGACGGTCCGCCTGTGTGGGCGCGCCGGAAGAATATTTCGACTCCGAACTATTTCTTCTGGGATTATGTCGCCCACTCGGCCGGACTAGACGCGCCATGGTTCGACACCGTGCGCGACGCGGTGCGGTTCGGTGGCGCAAGTTGGGATGGGGTTTACGGTCTGAAGCAGTTCGACCGGCTTTACCCCAGTGTTCCCCAGCCTTCTGAGGCCTACCTGGAGCGGTTCATCCGTTTCTTAGGCCTTGAAGGGCGCGAGGCTCGGCTGATACCTCCGGAGGAGATTCTGCTCGAGTCGGTGGTCAAAACGAAGGCGAATCCCGGGCCCCAGTTTCTGGCGCGCGGGATCGTCGAGAAGGGGCGCGCGGTCAAGGCGGCCGTAGCCATGCTACACTGTGTGTTGCGTGGCTATGTCGCCCCGAGAGATCTCCCTCCCGTGATGTACGGGTTGGGGGGGCGCGGCAAGCCCACGTCCTTCACGAAGATTCTCGAGAAGGCGCAGGCTCTGAAGCCTGCGGGGCGAGCCGTGTGGATGGCGGACGCCTGGGAGACAGTTTTCTCCTGGCGTTACGTCGTCGGTATCAATGAGTTGTTGGCCCTGCCAGATTGCCCGATCTACGTAGGGTACAACAACAAAGACCCGAATCAACGGGGCCCGCTACTGGACCTCGTTCGGTCGGGGAATTTATACCTGAAGATCGACTTTGAGGCATTCGATTCCTCAGTGCCCGGCGATCTGATTCGGCTTGCGTTCCGCGTGATCCGACGGCTTTTCCCCCGTCTGGACCAGGCGGACGAGGGCATCCTGCAGTACCTATGTGATAACATGGTCAAATGCAGGATCGTTATGCCCAACCGCGACATCGTCGAGAAAGACGGTGGCGGTGTCCCTTCAGGTGCGGGGTTTACCTCCATCGTCGATTCGATTGTCGCGTGCTACCTCGCGTATACGTTCCGCGACTACTTCGTGAAGCGTCTACGCAGGCCTGGTGAGACGTTCCTCGGGATTGCCAATCTTGGGGACGACTTGCGTCTTATTTTTAACGTCCCGAGCCAGCTTCCGGGTGACCGGATCAGGCGCGGGAAGGAGCTAAACCTGGCATTCGCGGCTTTCTGTCAGAGAAAGTTCGGAATGACCGTGAGTGTTGCTAAATCTGGGGTAGACGTCTATCCGTTCGTACGGATCGCGGTACCCAAGATTTATCAGGACGTCCCCGATTCGTCGCGGCGATACCTGCGCGAACACCCACCAGTCCGTGTACTGAAGAACGGGCGGGTGGTTGTTAGCCGTGGCCTCGCCGCGTACGATATACTTGACGATCATGAGTCGGTCTACCGCCGGGTCGCCAAGTATTCGAAGCGTTTCAATTACGTTTTCGCGGGGGCGTTCAGCTTCTGCTCCACCTATTATCTCCGGGATGGGAGTCCTATCCGTCCCAAACCGGAGATGATGGAACGGCTCGCCACTACGTCAGCGCCGGTTCAGACGGTCTACGAGTGGCGTGCTCTTATTCTCCAATACCTCATCGAGTTCTGGAACAACCTCCCTGCCAGGGCCGAATTGCTGTCAATGTACTGCGATTCGTTTTACCAGGAACGCGATGGGGTGTATAGCCTCTCAGATGCGAGGCGCTCTGCCCTGGCGACTCTGCTTGAGCCCGCTCCTGCCGTTGCATTTGTGACGCAGCGCGGGTTCAAGAAGGTGCGCCACCAGACAGCGGATTTCCGTTGCTGGTGGTGTACTCAGGATAATTGGTGGCCGGACCTGTCGGATCGCCGATTCGATTGGTTCCGGCCATCGCTCGTTGCTTTGTCCCGGCTTCAAGATGCGCTGGAGGATCCGGCCCTTGATGCGCAGGACCTATACGGGCGCCTCCGTATCGTGCTGCTCAAGCCGGCGGAGGTGCACGGGTTCTATGTCCCCGCGCGGTCTAGGGAATCCTTGTACCGCGTGTTGGACATATTCCGGGCCGCTCTGGGCGACGGAGCGGGCGGAAGGGGTCTTGCCTCTTCCGTGGCGTACGACCCTCGCCTGGCCCCGAGCGATGTTGCGCTCGCGGTCCGGGTGCTGTTCGGGGATCGTCCGCCACCGGGTCTCTACCTCATGGGTGTTCTACCCATCGCGGATCGCCGGGTTATCGTCCACGGCGTGAATACGCTCGTGTGCTGGCCCGAAGGTTTCGGGTGGTACCCGGTGACCGTTTTGCCGTACTTCTGAGAGGAGATCTGCGGGTCGAATCCAGGTACGGAGGAAGGGCGGCGGGG